CACAAGTACGGCCATTGCAACCTTTTTGTGGACCTATTGATCAAAAAGAAAGATTTTTAAAAAATATAAAAGATAGATACAACGAACTTAAAATATTTACAGGTCTCTCTAGCAGAGGTGGACATATTATAGAAATATACTTTAACCCAGAATCAACATCTTTTACCGTCATAGGTATTAGTGTAACTCATATTTGTGTTCTAGATTATGGAGAAAATGCAGATTTTATAATTGATGTTCCAGTAAAGAAAAAAGAAACGGGTGCGTAAATGGCTACTTATGTTACATTAGCAAATAGAGTTCTTGAGTCTTTAAATGAGATTACATTAGCTACTAATGGTACTGACTTCACTTCTTCCAGAGGTATTCAAAGTGCTGTAAAGACATTTGTTAATCAATCTATTAATGATATTTATAATGCAGAGTTACAGTGGTCTTTCCTACATTCAGATGGAACACAGGCTACTACGGCAGGAACTGCTGAGTATAGTCTACCTTCCGATTACAGGCATGTAGACTATGATACGTTCATTGCAACCCCGACACAACTAGTATCAACTAATACTTTTGCAGCAGATTCAAATTGGACCCACTCCAGTAGTTCTATTAGTGGTGGGTTTTTAGTTCTAGATCAGAACGATTCGGCTCAACAGACTGTCACTACTTTTATAAAGAATAGACAATATAGGGCTACGTTTAGGATTACGGGAAGTACGGTTACACTTAAAGTAGGTACAAGTTCAGGAGGAACTGAGATTAAGAGTGAAGACTTTACAGTAACCAATACTGGAGAAGGAACAGTACATACGACTACCTTTGGTGCAACAGCATCTACTCTTTATATAACTCTGACAAATACTACAAGTACTCAAGCTAAGGTAGACTTTATTAATATTACTGAAGATATTAATCCTAAGAAACTAAAGTCTATTACTTATGAAGAGTTTGCGAGAAACCATAGGGAGACAGATGTATCTATTGATTCAAGTAGTTATGGAATACCTGAATATGTATATCCTACTCAAGATGGTAAGTTTGGTCTTCATCCTGTTCCTGATAGGGGCAACTATACTATTCTATTTGAATATTGGACAACCCATACTGAGTTATCTGATTATGATGATAGTCCCACGCTTGCTACTAGACATCAAGATATAGTTGTAATTCGATCTAAGTATTATGCATATATGCTTAGAGGGGATGTAGAGATGGCAACAATGTGCTTTGCTCAATATCAAGATGGTATTAAAAGAATGAGAATTGAACTTATCAATAGAGATGAAATGATGAGGTATATCTAATGTATGTAAATCCAGAAGGGTCTAAAGTAAATCAGCTACAAGCTGATATTGGTAGGACCATTCCTAAAGAAGATTTAAAGCTCGGTCAGAAGATGAAAGATGGTAATGTAGTAAAAAAAGATAAGACAGAGGAATTGATAAAAAAAACTAAGACTAAGAAATATCCTAAAGTTCCTTCTAAAGAAGAACTTCCAAAGATGGCTAAGTTAAAAAAGAAAAAGAAAAAGAAAAAGAATCCAAAAACAGATTTTGCAGAATTTAAAAGGTTAATGGAAAAACACAATCCCGGTGTCTTGCAGAAAAATAAGAAAGCATACAACGATAAAATAATTGAGCAGTGGTATTTAAACCTATTTCCACCTAAGCCTAAACCTAAACCTAATTACTCAAAAGAACAAAATATTGCTCAAGGTGGTAAGGTTAAGAAGAAATATAGCTACCGTAGAGGTGGTATGACTACTTTAAGAAAACCTAAAAGGGGATAGTATCATGGATATGGCAGGTATCAAAGTTAATAGAAATAATGAAGATTCACCTCGTATTAGAAAACTTAGGAAAGATATTAAAGAAAAGGAGGAGAATGTTTCTACTCCCGCTGCACAGCGTATGAGACAAAGAACAAGAGTACCTGATTCTATCAGTGGTAAACCTCCTGAATTACGTCAAGGACCAAATTTTGATAGTATGTTTCAATCTTGGCTGGATAATTTATTTATTAAACCGAATATTCCAAAGGCAAAAGTAGCAGCAAAACAACTTACTAATTATATAGAGTTATATCCTGAAGCGGCTAAGAGAGGGTTTGAAAAAGAAAATATGACTCCTGCTGATTTCGGGAGGATAACAAAGAATGCTATTAAAGATGAACTAAAAGTGCGTAAGCAGATAAGGGATGAACACGGAATTACTAGTTTTCGACCAAAGAAAAGAGGCGGTAAGGTACTTGCTAACTCTACCAGAAAGGCTAACTACAAGGCAGGTTAATGGCTACTAGAATTATCAATGCAGGAGTTTCCTTAACAGATACAAGTCTAACAACTGTGTATACCTGCCCTACCAACTATAAGGCTATCGTGAAAGAGATTTGGCTAACTAATGTAGATGGAACTAATGCAGTAGATGCAACTTTAAAATGGACAGATGATTCAGATTCTGATGCAGCATACTCTTTACTAAGTACAAAGTCTATAGCAGCCGATAGTTATCTTAGAATAGAAGGTAGTAATATAGTTTTAGAATCAGGAGATATTCTTAAAGCACAGGCAGGTGCCGCTAATGATCTTGCCGTATCAGTTTTTATAGAAGAGATTTATACACCCTAATGGCTACTAGAAAAAAATCAAATATGAAAGGTATGACTATCAAAGGTGGTCATAAAAGGCCCACTAAGTCTGGTGCTGGTATGACTGCAAAGGGAGTTGCTAAATATCGTAAACAAAATCCCGGTAGTAAACTAAAAACTGCTGTGACAGGAAAAGTAAAAGCAGGTAGTAAGGATGCTAAGAGAAGAAAGAGTTACTGTGCAAGGTCTGCTGGACAGATGAAGAAGTTTTCCAAGGCAGCTAAGAATCCAAATAGTCGTCTAAGACAAGCTCGTAAAAGGTGGAAGTGTTAATGGCTAAAAGAGGTTTATACTCAAATATTCATGCCAAACAAAAAAGAATTGCGGCTGGTAGTGGAGAAAAAATGAGAAGGCCCGGAGCAAAGGGTGCGCCTACTTCTGCTGCTTTTAAACAATCTGAAAAAACAGCTATGAAAAAAGGTGGTAAAGTAACAAAAAAACTTTCAGATAAACAGAAGAAACTGTTAAAGTTGCATTCAAAACCCCATGAAACTCCAGAAGGTAAAAAAGTTAAAGGACATTCATCAAAACATATGAATGCTATGAAAGTAATGATGGAACACGGTATGTCTTTTGGTAATGCTCATACTGCTACTATAGAAATTATAGGTAAATAGTAAATGGCTAGTAACGTACAAGCATCTGCAATATCAACAGACGGGGGACTTGTTCTTGATCGTGATCCATTCTCTATACCTCCCGGTGCTGCTCTTATCCTAGAGAACTATGAGCCGGATGCAGATGGAGGATACAGTAGAATTAAGGGTACAGTCAAGTATGATACTAATGAGTTAAGTAATGCTACGGTATCCGGTGCAGGAACGGGTGTAATGCTCATGACTGCTCTGTTTAGTACTACTGCTGGTACTAACATGGTTCTGGCAGGAAGAGGCACTATCCTAGCCAAGAGTACCGGTAGTGGCTGGACCTCAGTACAGACAGGTAGAACAAGCGCAGAGAAGTATACGTTTGCTAGATATAACTTTAACGGAACAAATAAAATTATCGTAGCAGATGGTGCTAATGCAGCCATGTCATATGATGGGTCTACTGCTACAGCTATTACAGCAACAGGAGCACCTTCCGATCCAGAGAGTGTAGAAGTATTTAGAAATCATATCTTCTTTGCAGGTATGGGAAGTAATAAGCAGGAAGTAGTATTTGCTGCACCTTTTGCCGAGAATGATTTTACTGCTGCAAATGGAGCAGGGTCTATTAAGGTAGATAGTCCCGTAGTAGGAATGAAAACATTTCGTGATAGACTTATCATTTTCTCCACAGATGAGATTTATCAGATTACAGGAACAAGTATTGCAGACTTTCAGATGCAACCTATTACTAGAAAACTAGGTTGTCTTGATAGAGGTACAATACAAGAAGTGGGTGGTGATATTATCTTCCTAGCACCTGATGGTTTAAGAACTATTGCTGGTACGGAAAGAATTGACGATATAGAACTAGGTACAGTTTCTAAACCTATTCAAAAAAGAATTAATGCATTAGGTTTTGATAATATTACTTCACTAGTTATACGAGAGAAAAGTCAGTATCGACTATTTTATCCTACTACTGCTGGTGTTGAATCTAGGGCTTTTGGAATTATAGGTACATTGAAAAGAAATTTAGAAGGTAATATAGGATTTCAATGGGCAGATATTAAAGGAATTAAACCTGCATGTACAGATTCAATGTACTTTGGTACTACGGAATACATTATTCACGGTAACTATGATGGATATGTATATCGTCAAGAACAAGCAGATAGATTTAATGGAGATACTTCAGATAGTGATACAGGAGATGCTATAGAAGCAAACTTTAAAAGTCCAGATATTGCTATTGGAGATACAGGTATTAGAAAGAGTATGCAGAGAATACTTCTAAATATAGAACCAGAAGGTCAGTTAGATTTTGATCTATATATGAAGTATAATTATAATAATTCGGATACTCCTCAACCTACATCTATAAATATAACAGAGACAACTGGTGCTGCATATTTTGGTAATTCTGCATCAACTTTTGGAACAGCCGTATTTGGTTCAACAGGTTCTCCTATTATACGAAAGTCAGTAGAAGGATCAGGCTTTGCAGCAGCAGTACATATTATTGATTCATCGAGTACGAAACCTTATTCAATTAGAGGATTTCAATTTGAGTATACCCCCGGAGGTAGATATTAATGGCTATTCAAGGTTACGATAAAACTTCAACATACGGTAGTATAGCTACTGGTAATGTAATTGAAGCATCTTACTTTACAAATGAGTTTGCAGAAATATTTGCTGCTTTTGCAAAAAGTACTAGTACTACTGCTAGTGGGCATAGACATGATGGTGGAGATGCTATGGGCGGTTATACTGCTCTACTATCAGATAGTGATAACGATACTAAAATTTCTATGGAAACTATCAGCATAGCTGGTGGAGCGCCTAGTTATACAGATAGTGATACTATCACAATCATTGCTGGAAGTGCCACGATTGCAACTATTGATTCTGGGGATATCAATGTAGCAGCAAATAAGGGGATAACCTTTGGCGACGATGGGGAGAAGATCGAAGGAGACGGTACTGATCTTACTATCTCTGGTAATAATATCAATCTTACTGCCACCGCTGACGTTAATATTCCTAGTGGGGTTGGCATCACATTTGCTACGGCAGAGAAGATTGAATCAGACGGCACGGACCTCTCAATCACGGTCGGAAGCGGGGGAGACATCAATGTCCCAGCCGATATCGGGGTCACTTTCGGCAATGACGGTGAAAAGATTGAAGGTGATGGCACTGATCTTACAATTTCTGGTAATAATATTAATCTTACTGCTACTGCTGATGTAGTTATTCCTGCCAATGTTGGTGTTACGTTTGGTACGGGAGAGAAGATTGAGGGTGATAGTACCGATCTTACAGTTACGTCTGGAGGGGCAATTAATCTCACAGCTACTACTGATGTGGTCATTCCTACTGATGTAGGCATCACGTTTGGGTCTGGTGAAAAGATTGAAGGAAATGATACCGATATTACTGTAACATCTGGAGCAGACATCAACCTTACTGCTACGGCTGATGTTAATATTCCTAGTGGTGTAGGTATTACATTTGGTGATGATGGTGAAAAGATTGAGGGTGATGGTACTGATCTAACGGTTTCTTCTTCTGCTATACTTACTCTTGATGCTGGTGGTAATATTGTTATTGATGCGGATGGAGGTACAGTTACTTTTTCTGATGCTGGTGTATCACTCGGTACGGTAACTTCAAGTGGCTTTACGGGCAATCTTGTAGGTGATGTAACTGGCACCGTAGCTACAGCTACAGTTGCAACTACAGTTACTATTACAGACAATGAGTCTACAGATGAGAACAACGCAATTATCTTTACTGCTGGTGGAGATGTTGATGGTGGTAATCTAGGGCTGGAGTCGGATGGAACACTAACTTACAATCCTAGTACCGGCTCTGTAACTGCTACAGGGTTT